AACACCACTTGTTCCACTAAGACCATTTGTACCGCTTGTGCCGCTAGTGCGACTTATGCCTGATGTGCCGCTTGTTGCACCGCTTGTACCAGCAGTTCCGTTAGAGCCGCTTGCACCACTTGTGCCGCTCGCGCCACTTGTACCGCTCGCACCAGTTGTTCCACTAGACGCACCACTTGTACCGCTTGTGCCATTAGAGCCGCTTGCACCGCTTGTGCCGCTTGTTCCAGTTGTGCCGCTAATTGCGTTTGTGCCGCTTGTGCCATTAGAGCCACTTGCACCACTTGTGCCACTTGTTCCAGTTGTGCCGCTGATCCCGTTTGTGCCACTTGTACCATTAGAGCCGCTTGCACCACTTGTACCACTTACGCCGCTAGTACCGCTCGCACCAGTTGTTCCGCTAGATGCGCCACTTGTACCGCTAGTACCATTAACACCGCTTACACCGCTAGTGCCACTTGTTCCAGTTGTGCCGCTAGAATTTCCACTTGTACCGCTTGTGCCATTAGAACCACTAGCACCACTTGTTCCGCTAGTTCCACCAGTGCCACTAGTGCCACTAATTGCATTAGTACCATTAGTACCATTAGAACCACTTGCGCCGCTTGTACCACTTGTTCCAGTTGTACCGCTTACGCCACTTGTGCCGCTCGCACCAGTTGTTCCGCTAGAAGCTCCACTTGTACCACTTGTACCATTAACTCCACTTACACCGCTAGTACCACTTGTTCCAGTTGTTCCGCTAGAATTTCCACTTGTGCCAGAAGTTCCATTTGAACCGCTTGCGCCACTTGTTCCACTTGTACCAACTGTACCAGCTGTTCCACTAATTGCACTTGTTCCACTTGTGCCATTAGAACCGCTTGCGCCACTTGTGCCGCTTGTTCCGGTTGTACCACTAATTGCATTTGTACCGCTTGTACCATTAGAGCCACTAGCGCCGCTTGTGCCGCTTGTTCCGGTTGTGCCACTAGAAGCTCCACTAGTGCCGCTTGTTCCGTTAGATCCACTTATTCCACTTGTGGAACTAGCTCCACTTGTACCGCTTGCTCCTCCAGTTCCACTCGTTCCATTGGAGCCGCTTATTCCACTAGTACCACTTGCACCAGTTGTTCCGCTAGAATCGCCACTTGTACCGCTTGTACCATTAACTCCACTTATACCACTAGTTCCACTTGTGCCAGTTGTACCAGCTGTTCCGCTCGTACCATTAGAACCGCTTGCTCCACTTGTACCGCTTGTTCCAGTTGTACCGCTAATCCCATTTGTGCCGCTTGTACCATTAGAACCGCTTGCGCCACTTGTACCGCTTGTTCCAGTTGTACCGCTAATCCCATTTGTGCCGCTTGTACCATTAGAACCGCTTGCGCCACTTGTGCCACTTGTGCCACTTGTACCATTTGTACCGCTTATAGCATTTGTCCCGCTTGTGCCATTGGAACCGCTTGTTCCACTTGTACCACTTGTTCCGGTTGTACCGCTAATCCCATTTGTGCCGCTTGTGCCATTAGAGCCGCTTTCGCCGCTTGTACCACTTGTACCAGTTGTACCGCTAATCCCATTTGTGCCACTTGTGCCAGTTGTACCAGATGTACCATTAGTACCTCCTGTTCCACTTTGGCCGCTTGTACCGCTTGTTCCACTTGTCCCAGCACTAGCACTTGTTGCACTTTGGCCGCTTGTACCGCTTGTACCATTCGTCCCACTCGTTCCAGAAGTTCCATTTGTCCCAGAAGACCCGCTTAATCCAGAAGTACCACTTGTTCCACTAATTCCAGAAGTACCATTCAAACCGCTTAAAGCAACGATATTCCAAGTGGTTCCATCGCTAGCTAAAGTAACAGAAGTATATTGTGGTAAATAATAATTATTTAATCCATCAATTTGACCAAGAGAAGTTCCATCAATTATAACTTGTCCACTGCCTTTGTTTTTAATTACGAATTGTCTACCAACATTAGAAGAAGCAGCAATAAGAGTAACTGTTGACGAAGATGAAGAATTTATAACAACAACATCATCGTCAGTTGTAATTTGATAATTTGTTGTTTCTATTGAAACGTTTCTTACGATAGCTTCTGCGGATAATGTTGCCCCAACATTAAAAGAACCAGAAACGTAATGCTGACCAGTTCCGTTTAATTCAAGAAGGTCAGTATTGTGCCAAACTCCAGATCCAGTATGATAAGCGAGAATTGAATTATCAGTTGGTGCAATTATCTTAACGTCATGAAGCTCTTCTAGCTCATAACCGTTTTGAACTCTTACATAGAGTTGGCCATTTCCATTGTTAGCTTTTTCAACAACACCAATGAACACCATATGATATGGCGCTTGCGGTTTTGTTACAGTTAGTGAACCAGGTGCTGTTCCTAACCAAAGAATATCGCCATCATTATAAGCTGCAAGACTTAATCCGTCTACAACGCCAACGCTTTTTACATAACCAAGTTGTCCAGCAGCGATATTTTCAATTGCAACACCAAGAGTTTTTGACGAAGTTGCGTCAGAAAGATTTGAAGCTAATTTTACTGTGGCCTTATCGCCTTGCGCACCAAACAAGTAAACAACTTCGCCTTTAGAAATTACTCCCGTTTCAGCATTTCTGACATAAGCTACTAAATCTTGCCCTAAATTAGTTGTGGCTCCCCCAAGTAAACCTAATTCTAAAGAAGCTTGATCGTCATTCCATAAAAGCTGGGCGGGATTAGAAACAAGCCCTAATCCAGTATTAAAAGTTATTGAATTAAAAACTCCACTGTTTCCCGTAACAATTCCAGTAAAAGCGCCAGTAATATTATTAGCGTTTAAATAATACGAGCCATCAAAACCGTCTAATTTATCAGAATCGGCTGCTTTGCCAGTTGTACTTAAGTACAAGCCACTTAAATTAAGATCATTTATAACCCCAGTAGCATCAACTACTTGGAAGTTAATCTGAGAAGTGCCTGTGCCTAAATAGTACTTGCCCATATTCCTTTTATGTTAATTTTAATTTGCTAAATATTAAGAAACAACTGAGCTTATTACACTCGCTGTCCACTTAATATTCGCTGCATTTTCTCCTTTAACCTGCAATTTTAACGAATCATTGGTGTTGTCTCCATCAACAAAAACTTCCCAAACACCATTTGAATCGTCGCCTAATTTTATAACGTGAGCCGCGCCAACTAAAGCAGTGTTTCCTGCTTTATTAGCGACGAGACAGTTATAAGACCAAGAAGCCGCTTTCGCATTAGCTGAATCAAAAGCTGTAATATTTCCTTTAAATGCAACAGCACTGTTGCTGGCCAAAGTTATTCTACCATTTGTTCCGTTTAAGAACATCTCGGTTGTTGTAGAATTTGAAGTATTGCAATAGACCACAAAATGATCAGATTTTGCTTGAGCGGCTCCAGAAACCGTAATTCCACCAACTACAATATCATTTGATGTTGACGCTCCATTTGTCGTGGTCGCATCCAAAGTTAATTCCGATGTAACTGGTATGTTATAATAAGTTGAACCATCGTTGGTGAATGTCCAACGATCTGTTCCCTCGTTCCAAATCAATAATGTATTGTCTTGTGTTCCGCGTTCAACTTCAATACCTGCGTTTTCACTTGGAGCAGATCCAGTAAAATCTCCATTGAGGAGAACAATGCTATCTCCGACAGAAACAATGTTGCTTTCAATTGTTGTTGTTGTACCTTGAACTGTAAGATTACCTGTAATTACCAATCCACCATCAAGTCTTAAAACATTTGCGTCTGATTTATAGAGAGAAACTTTTCCAGTATCATTTGGGCCAAACACAAGACCATCAGAACCAGTAACTGCATTTACTAAAACAACCGGACCAGCATTTATAGTAACTGTATCAGAAGAATCACTACCTAGAGTAACATCACCACTTACAATAAGATCTTTTCCGATTATGATTCCATTTGTTGTTCCGCTTCCGCTATTTGTTACGCTTTGTAGATCTCTCTCAAGAGCTTGATTAATGAGGGGTCTCAACATTCCAGAGAGATTGTGAACGGCAGCTTCACTAGGAGCAGTAGTTGTTACTCCGCTTTGAATTTGATCGCGAACAATAACAGCTGTTGTACCAGTTGCACTTAAAACGTGGCCAAAAGTATCATAGGTAAAACTAATTCCAGTAATTGCAGACCCAGCAGCAGCATTAACGGAAAGATCAGCTACGCTAGAAGTATCTGTATGAGATAAAACGATCGCATCGCTTGAAACAGAGAGATCTAATCCTTCTCCGCCAGAAATTGTGACGCTATCTACGAAAGAAACTCCACTAACTCTGCCTGTTAAATTGATAGCTGCAATATCAGTCCCAGTTGACAAAGCTGACAACTGATAAAGGCCACCAGCATTTGTATACAAATACCCTGATAATCCAGTACCAAAATCAAAAACGGCTTTATTGCTTGGAGTAGTACCTGTTGTATTACCAGTTACGCTCTGTTCTATAAAGTGCTGCTTTACGTCAGCTGCTACTGTTGAAGCGTCACCAGTTCTGAAATCGATCTGGTTACCGTTGGTTACTCCTGTATAATATATTGCCATTTTTAAATTCTCCCGTTATAATAATTTACACGATTTTCTATTTTACCTCTACTAAATTTAGATAGCCAACCCAATGAATTGTCGTTGCGGCTTTTCCTACGACATCTACCTGTAGATATCCATATGAAGTGTTTGCTGAAACTGAAACGCCTCCAGCGCCTATTTCGTCTACAATATTTAAAACAGTGCATTTACCAACGATTTGCGTAAAACCTGCACTAGCGCCTTTTTTAATTGCGCCATCAATATTAAATATTGCTGTATTATTTGAAGTATCTTTTGCTATCACCCTTAACTTAAAGTACCAAGAAGTATTGTCTGGTAATGAAAGTTTTTTTGATGTATTTGTAAACTGCAATTCGTATGTTGAAGCATCTGTAGTTTCTCTTTTTAAGATATACTCTGAAAATTGAGCGTCACCATTCGTTGAAAAATTTCCATCAGAAATTACTCTTAATCCAGTTAAATAATTATTGTATCCAGTTCCTTGTAAAACTGTTCCACTTACATGTACATTTTTTTCGAAATAAACATCGTTACTCGGATCAAAATTATTTTCAATAAGTCCACTAATATTAGCATACTGTCCACTTGTTAAGTGATAATATTGTCCACTTGCTCCACCTTGTAAGTCAATAGAAGAATTATGAAGCAGGAAATCAGTTTCTACTACTTCTATAACTCCTGTTTGACTGCTAACTTCTACCACTACAATTTCAGACATGGTGTTATAGAGTTGTAATGTTTTCTTCTACTGAGACAGTACCCTTTAAAATTTTTTGTATAACTCCATTTGAATACTGCGCAAAAACGTCATACTTCAACGTACCAACGTGCAAATTAGCAGTTTGATTCGCCGTTAAAGAAAGTTTGATAATTCCAGAGGCTGGGGTAATTTTAGTTACCGTAAATGAAACAATAGCAGGGAAGTAATAATCTTGTTTTATCTCAGCGTCTATAGTCGCATTGGTAACATCAATAGCTGTTCCATTGCCGTCTTTTAACGCCAAACTAACATCAAAAGTGGCGTTCCTTTCTATAGAAATATTATAAGTTGCTGCGGACATAGTTGCGCCTTTTCCCTTTTAAATTTACACAAAACTATGCCTTAAAGATAAAGTAAAAAAATAATTATTATCTATTTCTTATGCGCCTGTTCCAGTAAGAGTTAAAACATCACTAACCATTGTTTTAGCTACAACTTGAGTTGGAGCAGCTTTATAAAAATTATATGCATAAACTAATTTATTCATCTCTTCTAAATGATCTTTAGATAAAGCTCTAAATTGTTTGCTAACTTCGTTGCTATTTATAAATGTAACAGAAGAATCTTCGTCTGAAACTGAAACGATATTTCCTGATGGAGATGTGCTTCCAATTGTTTTTATCGCATTTCTAGACTTCTTTTTATAAAAATGAGAAAGATAAAGATGCTTAAAAATATCAATTTCTTCTGTACTTAAATCAATTCCAGTGCCGCTATGAGAAGTATAAATTAAATTATTTAATTCTCCTATATTGGCCTGTAGCCAACCAGATATGACGCTTATATTAGTTTGAGACGTATCCGCATCAAACTCATAAAAGAATATACCACTAGCTATTTGTCCGATGTTAGCCATTTAAAACTTTCATCATTTTTTCTTTTTGTTCTTTTGTGAACAGTTCTTTAGTCTGCGGTTGGGGAGAAAAGTAACCTCTAGATTGTACGTTCTGAGTATCAAATTGACGCAAAAGACGGGTTTTGATAGCCGCCATGCTACCTGATGTATCTACTTTAAGTTTACGGGCAAAATCTTGAAGTTGTAACTGGGTCATAGCATCGAGATTTTCTTCGAAAATTTTACGATTAGCTGTGCCAAAAACATTAACTTCTTTAATACCTAATATAATTTCTAATTCTTTGACTTTGGATCGATATTCTGGCGAATTTTTATCATTGATAGTATTAAGCTCTTCTAATAAGCTCGCTTTGCCAACTTCAGTAGATTGTCCAGTTGAGATTTCCATACTAAATACTATCGTAACATTTACACTTTTCTATTTTATAAATGAAATAAAAAACCCGCCTCTTTCGAGGCGGGTTCTTTAGAAGGTTTTAACCTTAGACGATCTTGCCTACGAGGGCGCGAACGTCGAGAACTACACGGCCTTCCTCAAGGGAGCCGAAGTAACCGATCTTGTTCTGACGGATGCTGTATTGGTCATCAGCAACCAGATTGAACTCAGAGTTCGAATCTGGATCTGTTGCTACGACGCGGAGCAGTGAGTCACGGCTGCGGTCGATACCAACAAGAATTTCTGTTGTAGAACCGTTGAACTGAGCGGAGCCACTTCCAGCAGCTGTTGTATAGTTTGTTGACGCAGCAGCTGTGTCGAAGATGGTGTTGAACTTCTGGCCAATACCGAGTTCATTGAACTCAAGGATATTAACACCGTAGAAGCTGGGGATACCAGCGCTATTGTAGATAGCTGTACGCATTTCATCAGTAGCGGCGATACCATTCTCGCTTCCGTTACCGGCGGTGCCAGCTACAGAGGGAGAGCCTTTGGTGTTAATTGGGTTATAAGCCATAGCGCGAATCTGCTCGGTTACCTCTGGGGAAACCAGAAGATCAGTCAGGCCAGCGCGCGAACCAGAGGCAGGTGTTCCCTTAGCCCATGATGTGTTGATGCGTTTTGCCAGAGTGAGCAGTTCGTTAAGGTCAGCGAGAAGGAAACGACCAGCAACGTTAGCGCGCTGAACGTGTTTCTTGCTGTTTGTCTCTGCGTTAGCGAGAGCAGTCATGGCCAATGTGGCAGAAGTACGCTCCTGCTTGAGCAGGATTTCCTGTGCCATACGGGTGAATGTCTTAGCTACAACGTCCATGCGATGCTTTGCAGCATAGCGACGGTCGAAGGAGAGGGCGCTGTCCAGTGTGTAGGTGGTCAGCTTCATCTCGGAGACTGTGGGGAGAACCTGATTGGTGGGAAGACCACCAGCTACGGACTGTGAGTATACAGTGATGTAGTCCTCGTCAGTTACGTCGTAGTACAGGTCGAGAGGAATGCTGGGATTATCATCAGCGTTGTATGAGAGGCTGGTGAACAAATTGCTCAGTGTAGGAGCATTGTTGATAACCTCTGCAAGAACGGGTCCGATGAACTCAGCGAGTGCGACTTGAGCATCATAAGCAACAGTGCGATTGCGACTAGCCATTGCTTTGATAAGCTCAATCTGTTCTGGGGTGCGCTTTAATGTGATTTTCATTTAAGTAGTTTCCTTTCTTATTACATGCGCAGACCGATTACTGCGAAGTTACCTGCATAAGCGTCAGTAACGCTTGTGAGCGAGGTGCGTGAACCTGTGCCGAGAACGATGCCGAGTTTACCGTCATCAGTGTGGGCGCAGCCAGTGATCTTGCCGCCGTTTTCGGAAAGCTTGAAGCCCGAACCGACAGTAAGAGTTCCGTCAATCGCATTAGCAGAGAGGGTGAAGATACCGCGAGTAGCGACTGGAACGGCTTGGCCGGGCAGTACGCACATAAGCTCTTCAGCCTTCTGGCGATAATAGAGAAGTTTTTCACCGTTCTCGTCAAACTTTGCAGTTTGACGGAGTGTGAGTCCAAGGCAGTTAGTCAAGTCGCCAGAGGCGGCTGGAGTAACCTTAAGATTTACCTTGGGGTATTGATTAACACCGACATGAGGGAAGTCGGTCTTGCCGAGATAAGAGTCGGAAGCGTATGAAACAGGGTCAAGGTCAAAGTTGCCAGCGGAAACTTTAACGAAGACTCCTGCGTCACCAGTTCCAACGCCGGTTACGTTTTCGTTGACAGCTGCGTCAACGAGAGCGTACATATTTACCACATCATTGTCGTCGTATTGACGGAATGGTAGGAGACGATTTGCCATATTAGTTGTCCTTTAATTGTTTGTTACAGTTAATTTTTATTATTTAGAATAGCTTACGCTAATATTTTCGCGAGAGAAAGCTTTTGCGAACTTCTCACGGAAAGACTGCTCGACAGCGATTTTGCTATCGGGGGCCTTATTGGTGGCTGTAGCATTATCTAATGCGGCAGCGACATCAGCCTTTTTCTCTTCCTCTACCTTTACTTCGGCAGTGGCAGAAGCTTTGCTGACTTCTTTAAGACGAGCCTCAACTTGCTCAGAGATTTTCTTTTCAATCTCGGCGGCTTGGGCTTTGATAAACTCTTTATTCTTGTGCTTCCATACGGCAGCGAACTTCTCTTTGTAAGAAGCAAAAGCCTCTTCTGTCGCCTCAAGAGCTTGAACTTCACCAATGATAAGTTTACGGTCGTCATCGTTGAGTTCATAAGCGGCGTCGAGTTCACCAACACGGGCATTAAGACGAGCTACGGCCTCTTCTTGTGCTTTGGCCTCTTTAATTTTATTAAGCTCTTCTTGTGTTTTGGCAAGTTCTGCCTTCATTGATTCTACTGAAGCGACTGTCTCATTATAAAGCTTCTCGGCTTTGTCTTTAGCGGCCTTCTCAGCTGCAATGGAGTCGCGATACTCTGCGTCCTTCTGTTTGATAGCTTCAGCGAAATGGCTGGTCATTGAAGCGACAGCCTCTTCGCCAAATTTCTTTTCAAGAAGAGCAGACTTTAACTCTGTGATAAGTTTTTCTAAGTCCATATGGTTTATTGTTTTTACATTTTTTATCTGCGAAATGGAATTTGATTTTTTATTCGTTAAAAATGCACTAACTTCTTCAATGCAGTTTTCTGTAGCTTCGACCTCTTCATTTTTCTTTTCGTCTTCTTGTATAGAAAAAGATGGAGCGTCTTCAAATGCCACAACACCATTGACTTGCGCAGCTGGATTAGTTGTAAATCCACCACCCAAAGGATAAATCTCCCCAACTATTAATCTATAAACTGGAGTTCCATCTTTTAACTTACCGGCTCCACCTTTTGCTTTTAAAAATGGGGAAAATTCTGCAATTTGTTTTGGATCAGTGATAATATCAGCGTCTTTTAAAGACTGACTTCCAACTGCTAAATAATAATTACTGAAACCAATTTCCCAGCTTGCTGAAATTGAATTGTAAAAAGAATCTTTTGAATCAGAGTTCCTTAGCATTAACGATGTAAATTTTTTATCAACAGTTTTATAAATAACACCGGCAACCGACAAATAAACTGGATCAAGAGTTTTGCCAACCTCTTCTTCTGTTAAAAATTTATTATCTCCAATTCTATTGAAAGAGTAATTTGTAATATGTCCAATTACGCGATCCTTATTATGTTCAATATTGAGATATTTATTCATAAAGCGCTTTGCAATTTTTGATGCAGTAGCGCCAGAAATACCATCGCCGTTATTATTTATCATGTTTGGAACGGCGAGATTAAAAGAAACCCCAAGAAGATCAGGATTATCTTCAAAATCTATTTTGGGAGAAAGTTTTTTTAATTCGTCCAAAGAGGCTTTGGAGATTTTAAAACGCTCATCCGAAATGCCATAACAAGCGACAGCAACATTGTCCAAAATCGTGCTATACTTGAATGCCATATTTTATTTTACAGCAGAATGATGCAAAATGGCCGCAGAATATTCATCAAGCAAAAATTCGTCAGCTGTATCAAGAACGGACTGCATTGGCTGCAATCTTTCAATTTCATCAAGATTGGCCATGCATTTTTGAACATTCGCTACCCAGTCTTCTCTTGAACTTGACGCAATAACTTTCTTGCATAAATTTGTTATATTTGATTTTTGGTCATCATTTAAAGATGCTACGGCAAATTTTTTTGCAGCGAAATCTTCTGCCGCTTTCATAAAAGCATCTATTTCATAAATTGTTGTTTGAATATCTTTTCTTGATGCTGTGGCTCCTAAAGGTCTTCCTGCTCCAGATTGTGTCGGAGCAGCAGTTGGAGTAGCGGCTATAGGCTCAGAAGATTCTGATTGAATCATTGGAACGCCACCAACAATTGGATTGTAATATCCTTTTTCTCTATCTGATACAAACTTTTGTTGCGCGGGCGCGAGATCAGTTGGGTCTGGAAGTTTACCGTTATTGATTGATTCGATACCTTGTTCTGGAGTAAGAACGCCAATCTCCATTAAACGACTGATCGTTCTCATGTATTGAGTTTCATCTTTCAAATCAATTTCAGTAAATTTGGCAGTTGGCCAAGAACGAAAACCTAAATCTTTTGATATGCGAATAATTTCTGGCTGAAGAACATCGTTAAGAAATGCGTTTCTAGCTTCTTTTAAACGCTCCATGAAAAAGCTAATTTTCGCACTTTGACCATTATACTTTTCATTTCCGAGCATAACGTTCATCAAACCTTCTTTGATATCTTCGTTTAGAATTTCGTATTTTTCTCTGCCTACAACTTTTTTCAAATCAGGAATAACAAAGTCCGCTCTAGTTGTATAATCTGAAACAAGAACGCGACCAACACTTTCATTCATAAATAAGTTTTGCATGGCGGTCATATTCGCAGGATTAATACCGCCCTTATCTGGCTCTGCTCCCATCGTAATCAAAAGAATTACATTCTCTACAGTGCGTGCAATTGCTTGATCGATACGCTTTAGTTCGATCTTTGCGTTTATATCTTCAAGAACAGGATAGGCAAAAGGAACTGCAAATGGCTCGTAATCTTGTTTTTTATAAAAAGAATAAAGCAAATATTTTGGATCAAGTTTCATTTTCAAGCCGTCTCTAAAATATTGTTTCCCCTTAATTTGTTTTTGAATTTCTGGATCAAATCCATTAAGAAGCTCAACATCAGCATCATCTTTTGGATTTTTCAGACGCTCAAGTTCGTATTCAGAAAGAATTTTTTCATAAACAGCTTCGGCAAATGAACTAGAGATTTTCGCGACAATATCGTATGGGTTAATTAAAATATAACGAAGAGGAACTTTATTATTCTTGATTCCATTTTCGCTTAAGCCAGAAAGCAACTTAAAATCTTCTGCGTTAAATTTACCATCAATTCGGTAAAGAAAAATATTTCCACTACGATAATATTCGCGAAAATATTGATCTTTTAATTTCCAAAGTTTGATTTTATCGAACCATTTTTGAAAAAATTCTCTACTTCTTTCGGTTCCTCCTTCAAGATAAACATCTGTATTAGCAAATTCAGTAGCTATGTCTATGGTGTTCCTAACTATCGCAACATTAGCATAAGCCTTTTGACAAAGCATAATTGCATCTCTTATATCTACGCCATCTTTTGTATATTCATACGGAAGAATACCTTGGCTTAGTAAAGAGTAGCGACCAACATGAACATCTGTTCCATTTCTCGGAATTCTTGTTTTTGTGGGTGAATCCGTTTGAGTTGATCTAACAGAAGCGTTCGAAACTTCTTTATAAAAAGGCTCACCCATAAGTTTTGGCTCATAAGAGGCTTGTGAAACTTGAACTGGCTGAATTTTATTAAACCTTGTCCAATAATCAGACTTTTTATTATATTGACGAGCCATTTTCTTATATTAAAAGTTACACCAAAAGTCTCAAAAGTACTTTAATTTTCTATAGCCAGAATGTCATCATCCGAACAATATTTGACTTCTTTACATACCATGCGCCCATTTTGATCGGTTATCTCAAATTTAACAACATCATTAATTTTTAATGAACCTCCAGTTAACCAAACATCCTTTTGAGTCAAAAAAGAATGATCTAATTTAGAATTTAAATAAATTTTAACATCTAAAACCAAAGAAGAAGAAAAATTGTAAAAATATGGCTGCACAATACCATTTTTTCTTTTCAATAGAACAGTGTATTGATTTCCAATAAAATTTAAATCATCGTATCTAAAGTTCAAAGAATTTTGATCAACAACGTTTTCAAAATAATCGACCGGAATCAAATGAACAAATTCTTCAAACTGTTTTAAATAAAAACCAAAACAATATTCATATGGCATCCAAGGAAAAATTGTTTTACATATCTGAGAATCATATAAATCTTTTTCGTTTGAAGGATAAGAAAATGTTTGATTAAAAAATTTAATATTAGCAAAATAATGATTTGTATATCTAAATGTATTGTCTTTTTGAGACCCAACGGCACAAAACTTCATTTTAGAATTATTTAATATATTTAAATTTTCTATATAATAATTAATATTTGGAACGATAACGTCATCCTCTGTATAAAGAGCCGTTTCAAATCCCAGTTTTTCAGCAAATCCAAACAATAATTTTGTGTTTCTGCTTATTGTTGGATCAACATTACTCACAAATATAAGTATAGAATTATTTGGAGGCATAGCCGTTAAAGAGACATGATCTTTACCTTCAAGTTGACACTTTTTATGATACAGGGCAGATTTTACTATCTTTTCTTTATTCAGTAAAAAGTAATCAACTGAATCAATTATATCATTATTAACCTTGCATCCAGAACACAATATAATAGGGCAACCGATCTCTTTTAGTTTAGAGATTTGTTTTTTTAATATTAAAATTTTTTTTTCTGAATTAGGAAAAGAATTTATTAAAACTACATTTTTCATCTAGCAAAAAATGGAACAAAAGTGGCAGAATTTTTTTCTGCTTTTATATCCATCATGTCATAATATATTTTAGTCATCCAATTTCCAAGAACTAAACATGCGTAAGAGTCTTTTCTGGTCTTTTCGGCACCACTCTGCTTTTTTAATTCTGGAGGCAAGTCAAAGCTTTGATGACCATTTGCAGTTGTTGTAGGAATAATTAACGAACATTGCGCTTTAACTAACTCAATCATGTCCGCTTGATGGTCAACGAAATCAACCATTTTTGCTTCAATACTTTGACTATCCTCATGATCCCGAATAAATTTTAAATTTTTGATTGGAATAGTTTTGCCTTTTTGAGATGTGAAATCATCATCTACAGCTTCAGCTGCAAATAATATTTTTCTATGATCAAAATTCGATTGCAGTAATTCGTTTGCATATCTTATCCAGCCGCTAGTAGGTATTCGAAGATAACAAATTCTGCCAGAACTTTTGCTATAAACATTTCTTGCTTTTCTCAATTCGTCTTGATAAGTTTCTGGAGTATCAAAATCAGCCTCAAATGTTTTAACTTCTATTTTACTATTCTTAAATAATTCACTTTCGTTTGCAGCATTTATGAATTGCAGTCCTCCGTTATAGTCACCGCACATAGCAACAATATTAAAACTAGTTAATAAATAATGAAGGTACTCAATATGTTTTCTTAGATTAGTTCCAGATAAAGCATAGTTATGCACAACAATTCCCTTGCGATTCGTTTTATCAAGTTTAATCACGTTCATAGCGAAATCGTCAGAAGATTCATTTTCTGCCCACGATGGGTCAAAACTTAATATGTATTCTGCATTTTTTTCTCCAGCGACTTCAATCGATTGCCCTTCTCCAACTTTAATTGTGCATTCGTGCATCTTGCTCAGTTTAAAATATCCAGATGAATCATCAACAAACTGAGATCCAAATTCTCTTTTAAATTGAGATTCTGACATGGTTGCCTTCGCTTGTGTCAATAAACTTTCATCATATAAACCATGAGGAGCGACATCATAAGAAAAATGCAAGATAGCTCTTGTGGCCCCTCCTTTCGCATTTCTCTCTGGTGTGATAATCAAATCTTCATACTGCTTATAAAGTTTATACATGTACTCAAACTGGTAAGATGCAGAAGAAAGAACAATAATTTTATTATTCGGCCAAACAAATCGATCCTCTTCTTTCATTTCTCCGCGCTTAATAAGTTCCGTTTCTAAATCGTAAACCTGTTTTCTTTCAGTTGGGTTTTGAACAACGGAAAGAAAGGGTATAATAACTTCGTTAAAAATACGATCTGGCATAAGCAAAAACTCGTCAATCATCATGCGGTGAAAGCGAAAACCACGAAGTTTTTCACCGTCGCCAAGAGGCAAGCAAGTAATCTTGCTTCGACCAAACTCCATCGTCCATTCGTCTGAGCTTTTGGAAACTTTAGTTATGCATTGTTTTAAAAATACTGCATTAGGCTTTTCAGCTATTTCTTCTATCTTGCGAAAAATCATTTTAGCCTGACGAAATGTTTTGCTAACAATACCAATATGCACGCCTTGATTTAATATCGCATCAAGAGAGGCAAATACTGCACAAGTAAAACTCTTTGAAAGTCCACGGCTCCATACCATCATAGAGTAATCTGTTTCAAACATGGTTTTAATTGCCATGTGTTGAAATGGAAACAACTTAACACCGCAAATAATTTCCGAAGAGAACGAAATATTTGAACGCAAGAATTTATAGAGAAGAATTTTAGCTTCTCTTTCTTCCAAAAATCCTTGCTTGCTAAGGATTTCTTGGTTTACGTTACGGAATAAACTTTTTCTTTTTTGGTTTCCTTCGATCCAAGCCATAATGAATCCTTGTCTAAGAAATATTGAATATCAACATCCCAAAGAATATTACCAATTGCAGTTAATTTAGGAATGAGAATTTCGCTGTTAGTTCTATTACCAGAAAATATAAATTGGCAGTATCCAGCAAACTCATGCTGGAGCAATCTCATGTTATGATATATGAATTTCAAATTCGCCTTATGAGGAGTAAAGTCGTTATTACTACTTATACGTTCTAAAGTAGATTCTACAACAACAAATAAATAACACTCCATTTGTTTTGCCCTACTTAGTTCACGCCTAAACCTATCAAGATTTTCACCAACTAAAGTTCCTTTAAAATCCGATTCTGATTTTCTATCCACAAAAGTTTTTGTATAATTCGAACCACTAGCGGTATAATCACCAAAATCTAATTTAACTTTTTTTTCTTTTTTAAAAGAAAGTGGCTGTTGCTCTCTGGTATCTACGAATATTTCTACATTTGAAAAGTCTTCGTAAAACTTTCTAGGCAAACTGCGCCTAAACATAGGCTCTATACCAATTTCATCACAAACTTTAGAATAAGAACCAAAATGCTTTTTATATAAATCAATAGTTGGCATTTCACTAGTTTCTAATTCTAGATGGCATGGGGCATACTTTAAATCCTTGCTCTTTATCCTGTAGGCGAGCATTTTTTTTATCTGCTGTTTAACAGTTTCTGGCGATTCTATCTCGCACCATCTTAAAAGCTGCTTTCTATTCTCAAAATCCTTTTCAAAATAAGACTCTTTATCTTTAAATGCTAAATAGGTGCCTGTTAAAAGGTTTTTTCTAGGATAATAGCTAACATAATATTCGTTAAGTCCAATCTTATGCTTTTTTAAATGCGCGTGCAAACTCCTTTCGGAAGGAAAGGAACTGTGGCATATTTTGCAACAGTTTGGATTATCAGATTGCATCATCCAATGATATTCCTAGTATACGCGCCTTCCACTCTACCATAGTTTCCATTTTTTTTGCTTCTTCTGCAACAAGAGATTTTTGCATCTCGGCAATTTTAATCATATTAGCTCGCTCTTCTTCGTCTTGGAAAAGTTGCACAATAGAAAGAATAGAGGCATTCTCTTTATGTTTAGAAGATATTCTCTCTCTTCTGTCTCCTTGTAATTTTTTAATTAAGCTTTCTACTCTGCCTTCGCACTGATGGTATTCGCTGCTTTTAGCTTTAATAATTTCAGCTAAACGAATACTCATTTCATTCTGCTCTTGAGTTTCTTCAAACATTTTGTTCAACTTGTCCAAATGGCGAGAGGTAGTTTCTAAATTAATAATTTCTTTGCAAACATTCATATACAAATTAACTTCATCTGCCGTCAAATCTGGTTTATCCCAAGTCATGCGGATGAATTCTTGTTCAAAAATATTTCTATCCTCTTCGGAGGTGTAACAATTTATAATTTTTTGAAAACGAGAATTTAGTAAATTAATTGCAAGCTTTTCCGCGCAAACTTTTTGCTGTCTTGTTAGTCGATCTTTATCAATTTTTTCTCCAGTAGCTTCATTAATTCGATTAATCACACGTTCTATTGAACGCGGAGTTTGATATTTAACAAACATCGCATCGTCTGATGTAGCGTTGTTCTCGCAACCAGAATTTCTTATGTAAGAGCCAACAGTTCTATGTTCAAGACCCATTGCTGATATTGGTCTATCTGGGAAGAGAAGCTCTGCTATTCTCAAAGCCGAAATACCATTTTTTGCCTGATCTTCTATAAACTGCTCTTGTTCTGGAGTCAGTGGCAAATCACCTACTTTTTCGTATTTCGATGTTTTGTATTGAATTTTATTTGAAGCTAGTAAAGATCTGATAGCAATTCCTTGCCTTGTTCTTCCATCAAGAGCTTCGTCATTAAAAAATTTTCGAGTTATAGTATTTAGATCAGGAAATTCTTTCGCAAGTTCGATAATTTTTTGACGATCCTCTTCACTAAAGCTAATTTTATTATTTGCCACCTAATATGTCCTCGTTTTGAAGAATTTTAGTCGCTACTTGTTTAAAGAGCTTTTTTAGATTTTTTATTTGTTTATACCCTGCCTTTTTGCCTTTTTCGTTTGTTCTGTATCCCATTTCCGCTGCTACTTTTTCTTCATCTGCTCCATCAATATACAATCTAGAGTAAACTTTATATTGTTTAGGAGCCAAACGATGTTTCATTTCTTCGTGAAGTCTAGCTGCGCTAGCAAGGATATTGAAACTTATATCTTTCATTTCCCTAACTGATTCAGCATGATTTTCTATAGAGACAGAAAGCTTTACGTCATATGCTGATTTTTTTGTCTTCTCCCATTTTCTATAAAGCGGACATTCGTTGCATTGTCTACCACTTGCAGTTATAGAACACGCTGGAGGCTCATTACCTAAATTATATTTGCACCCCAAACATGGTCGAACATAATTTGAATAATTATTTCTTAGTATGTTTTTGATCTGATTGACGGTAATTCTAGCAATCCAAGGCTCTAACGGCCTATCTTGTTTCCATAGTTTCCATTTCTTAGAAATATGGAATCTAATTATTTGGGCGACATCTTCATAATCCATCCAAGCAATCGCCTTAAGCTGCCAGATATATCTGTGCTTCTCTATTATCTTATCTATAACATCCTGCTTGTCTTCGTATTTAATCTTCTCTCGCTTTGGAGCTTCCATATTTGGTGGGAGATAAGCTGTCTATCCCACCAACTCTTTTAGGAGCAAATTTTCTTGGTCCGCTTTGAGGGTTACGCGATAGTTCTTCTAAATTAAAAGTTTTAAACCCACCTTCAATTTCAATTTCCACATCAAGCTTATCTATGTCAGGAAGTTCATCGATATTTGTATTATCTTCAGACTCCTCTTCAATATCTTCTTGATTTACATTTCTGCTTGGTTTTTTTTGCGTTACCCCCGCAGTTTGTACAGAAAACGCTTGCCATATTAATTTATAAGTTTATCGCTGAGATTTTCTAGCTTTACCAATATTGTAGCTATATATCATTGAATTTCAATTGATTAATTTAATTGTTGAAATTATAAAAATCTTTCTTCGGGAATATTCCTTTTTCTCACTTCTTCTTGATTATTAATATTCTTAATTTTTCTGACAATGAATTTTAAAATTTCACTGCGTTTTATATCTTCTTCTGTAAATTCAAACGAGAAAACACCGTGTTGCCCGGATTCTTCGTCTGAAAATAAATCGTAAAAGTCGATAAATCCATTTTTACCTTTGATATCTGATTGCATAAAATCTCCGCATAAGAAAATTTTACTCCCGTCCCCGATTCTAGTAAGTAGGGTTGTGATTTCCTTGAATGTAAAATTTTGCACTTCATCTGCGATTACGATTTTATCTGTTAAAGTGCTACCTCTAAGGAAGTTAATGGGAGTTGCAGAAATTCTGCCTTCGTCTTTTAAACGATGAGCATCAATAGGTTCAATTATTTCTTGAATTTTGTCTTCAAGAGGGAGCAGATATGGTTGAAACTTTTCGCCAACTGTTCCTGGCAGCGAGCCAAGAGATTTTTCGCCGCTTTCAGCGATTGTTCTAATATAGATAATATCTTTTTCATTGTGGTTGATAAGGTTAAGTGCCGCGTAGACTGCCATAAAAGTCTTTGAAGTTCCCGCTGGTCCAGCGATAAAGACTATTTTGGTCTCGTCTCCTAAAAGTATCTTTAATAATTGTTGTTGTTTTTCAGTGAATTTGAATTTGCGTTCTTTGAATTTTATTTCCGTTTTCATCTGCGGAATAATTACTTCCGTAGATGCCGATTTTGTTTTCTTGGGCTTTTTTGCCATAAATACTAAACCATCTCTTCGATTATTTGTAGCCCCCCTTTTGCTACACCATTGCTATCAATCGAAACTGTCTGCGAATTTAAAACTCCAGACATGTAAAATGAATTTCCATCTGGCATCGTTATTGAGCCAGAAACTGTTGTGTTTGGCTGATAATCAGAAAGCCAATCAATATTTGATATTCCATTTATCTGCAATGACTTTGTTATTTTGCTAACACTTACTTTTGTAGGGTAAGTGCTTCCTATTTCAAAATTAGGCGCTCTATCAATTTCGATACTGAAATTTAAATTTTCGTATTCATTGATTTGTTGAGTAAAATTAATTCCAGACAAATTAATAGTCATGTTTCTCAATGGCGAAATTATTCCTGTTTCAGCGCTCTGACCATCATATACATATATACCACTACCTGTTGCAAGACCATAAGAATCAAACTGCATTTCCAAAAACATTGGTTTCCAAGGCTCCAACGAAAAACTCATACTTTTCAAAAAACATTTATCAAATCTATACGATGGA